ACGGCACAGCGCCAGTGTATGCGTCGATTGGCGCGGCTGGTTCAATCGTTTACTCAACGGGTACTGCGCCTACATCTCTTGCAATCGGTGCAACAGACTACGTTCTGACATCAACAGGATCAGCGCCTCAGTTTGTGAGTCAAGCTAGTTTGTCGGTAGGTACAGCGGCTACTGCCGGGTTTGCCACGACCGCAGGTTCAGCAACTTCAGCAACCACCGCAACAACGTCAACCAACTTGGCAGGCGGTGCGGCAAACCGTGTTCCATTCCAAACAGGTGCAGGGGCAACGTCGTTTATCTCTGCACCAGTAACAGTGGGCACTGTGCTTGGATGGACTGGTTCTGTGTTTGATTGGGTGTCAGCGCCAGCCGCAACAACAACAGCAAACATTTCTGGTGGCGCTCAGTACCAGATCCCGTTCCAAAGTGGCGTTAGTTCTACAACGTTTAACTCAAACTTAACGTTTAACTCTGCTACTAACACAATTGGTACGACGAACATCACAGCCACTGGCGTGGTGGGCGCTAATTCAATTTCGTCAGCTACAACGCTTTCAGGCAATACGGTTTCATCACTAAACACGATTACCGCTGGAACGTCTATCTCTGCAACGACGTCAATAACTGGCGCAACCATTGTTGCAAACAAAGCGATTGCACCGAGCGCAACGACGGGTGCGTTTAGTTACGGCACTTTAAGTTACACAGACACAAACATTTTTGATTCGTATCAAACTTCTGCTAATACTTATGCGCAGAGGATCATGCAAAACACCAGCAATGGTTCTACTGCGTCTGTAGACTACATTGTTTCCAACGACCTAGGTACAGCAACCACGTACTACGGTGACTTTGGTATGAATAGTTCAACACATGCGGGTGTTGGGCCGTTCCAACTACCTAATGCGGTGTATTTGTACTCTACAGATTCTGATTTAGTTGTTGGTACAAAGACAGCACATTCGTTGCGATTAGTTACCAATGACAACGCCGCAGATGCAGTAACAATTAACGCCACAGGCGCTGTTGCTTTCAATGGAAACTTTGGTGTTGCAAATCAGATTCTGACCAGTACAGGTAACGTAACAGCCCCTATTTGGGTAACACCTTCTGCTATTGTGATTGGTACAGCAACAAACATAGCTGGTGGTGTTGCTGGTGCTTTACCCTATCAAACTGCACCGAGCACAACAGGTTTTACTGCCGCAGGCTCACCGGGTCAATATCTTCAGAGTAACGGAACAAGCGCACCGACATGGGTTGCGCTTTCTGTTTCCGACAACTCACTTTTGTACTATTTCTTTTCGTAAGAGGACATCATGCCAACTACCCCAATTTCCGTAAGCACAGGTATTCAAGGTCAAGTTAACACGACTGTTTATACAGTCCCTGCTGGTAGGACAGCAATTGTTAAATCTGTTTCTGGTCAGAATGTACAATCTGGTTCTGTTTCTCTTACTGTTTCTAAAAACATAAGTGGGCAAAATTATGTTGTAGTCAACAATCAATCTGGCTACTACACAGCCGCAACTGGTGCGACAGAAAGATTTAATGAAAATGCGTTAACTGCCCCGCTGACCCTTGGTGCTAACGAACAGTTAAAAGTTTATACGGGTACAGGAAACAAGTACGCTTTACCTAACGTGGCTACTGGGGGAACTACAGCCGATGACGGGTCAAACTACGGACTGTTCACCAATGTGTTTGCAAATGGTATTTATATGGTCACTGGCTATTACGGTGGCGGTGCGTATGTAGCAACAAGCACCGATGCAATTACATGGACGCAAAGAACTGCGGCGGCTCCGTTTTTCTCTCAACTTAATTTACTATCTTGCAATGGTTCTATTTGGGTTGCGACCGATAATAACAACAGCCAAGGAACTGTTATTTATAGTTCTGACAACGGTGTTACTTGGGCCTTGGCCACATTTGTTGGTGCCGCTCGCAATGTTGTTTCCTTGATTAACAACGGCTCCACGTTTTTGTTAAGCGATAATAACGGTAGAATTTATTCTTCCACCAATGGAAGCACTTGGACAGAGAACACTAGCTTTAACACCGCATCGCTTAATGCAGGCCAAGTATACAACCTTGGTTGGACAGGAACGGATTGGGTTGTTGGTTGTCAATACGGGGCATTAACAAGTTCAAACCTTACAACTTGGTCTGGGTATGTGGGTGTAAACCTAAGTCGACAAATTAGCGATGTTCAAGCAACATCATATTCACTCGCATACAACAGGTATTACACAAGTCGTAATACTGCTAGCGTACCAAACATATTTTCATCTTCTAATGGATATGTGTGGACGACTTTATCATCAAGCTCATTTACACCTTTTAAAGTAAACTGCGCAGGCGCAAACACTGTGCTCATAGCTGTTGGATCAAGTGGCGGTACATCTGTCTTTAGGTCTACAGACGGTGCTACGTTTGCAACAGCAACCGTCGTGAGTAGTTATGGTGGGCCAATGATTGGGCTGGACAATGGTGTCTTTTTGACCATGTTAAACGCTGGTACAAACGATGCCTGTATGTTGAGCACAGACCCTACAGTATCAGTAAATACTTCTAGAGGCGCAACCATTACGCCCTTTACTTTAAACTCTGCCGCCGCTGACCCCGTCTCTGGTAAATGGGTTGGTATCGGGCATAATAGTACTAATATTTATGCTATTGGCGGTACTAGTTCGACAAACATTGGGTCAGCCTATAACTTTGGATTAGCTACAGGTGCTTATGGGATTCCGAGTTCTGTATGTTGGTCTGCTGTAGATGGTTATTTTTATATGATAACTGACACTGGTTACGTTTTTAGATCACAGCAGTACGGTTCGGGTTGGTCAATTCAAGCTACATCTGTAGGAGTTTCTAACGCAACTAGCGTTATTAAAGCTGTTGGCACAACTTTATACGTTGTGTCTAGTTCACAGTCTAATTCAGTTTTTACTTCGTCAACCCTTAATGGGGGCGCTTCTTGGCAACAATATAACTATTCTTCATTACCAAATGGGCAGGCGTATAGAAATGTGGGATCGGTTGGGGCAGGTGGAAGTTATTACGGGACAGCACTTGCTACAAACGGAACAGACCTAGTTTGGAATAGTACTAACGGACTTTCATTTGCTTTAACGCCTTCTATTAGTCGTAATGGTATGCGTATGCCATACCAAAGGGCTATTGGTACCATTCAAACGGTTAATAGCAATCAGTTTATGTATGGTGGGGTTGATAACTCTACTTATGGGGCTATGTTCGGGTATTTCACATCTACTAATCTTACAACCACGTATGGAACGTATGTCACTATGAGCAATCAAGTGGGACAGATTGGAGTCCTACCAAATAGGTTTAACTATATTGGCGGCGTTTATTATTTAACCAATACGCTACAAGATGGTCAAATTTATAGTGGCACTTCAACTATAAATATTCCAAATAACGGGGCTGGGACAGGTAGTTCATTTGCTGGAGTTAGTGTAGTTAATCCAAGCAATGGATGGGCAATTGATGGAACTAACTTAGTTGCCACACAGTCAAATGGTAAGTTAAATTCTGTTTGCAAAACAACTACGCCAACCAATTTCTTGTACGCCGCAACAGTAACCGCATCCATTGTTGAAATTTCTTAAAGGATAAATGATGACTACTATTAACAATGGTGGCCCAGCCAACCCAATTGGTAATGAATCAGGTATCTCAATTCGAGATTACTTTGCCACAGCAATTATGACTGGCGTGTATTCGTCAGGTGCTCAAGCGACGATTACTGCTGAAGACGCATACAGAGCGGCTGACTTGATGCTAACCGCTCGTACTGCTGATCTGACACAGGTGACAACATGAAGATAGAACTTGACACTGAATTGGTAAACCAGATTCTTGGTTATCTTGGAACTCGACCATACCAAGAGGTTTACCAGTTGGTCCAAACAACGCAAGAAGCCGCTCGTGCTTCTCTGGCACAACAGCAAGCAAAAGCTGAATAACCGAAAGAGATAAATGGCCGCAGAAGCAATGACCTATGACAGCCTCGTTGAGGATGTCATTACTTACTCTGAGCGCGACGATGTTTCTTTTGTTGCGCAAATTCCTCGGTTAATTATGTTGACCGAGCAGAGCATTGCCGCCCAGATTAAAACCTTGATGCAGTTGAACGTGGTCAACACCACACTAACTGTCAACAACCCTGTAATTCAAAAACCGGCCCGTTGGCGCAAAACGACCAGCATGAAGATCAACGGTCAGCCTGTGCTTAACCGGTCCATGGACTACGTGACTCAGTTTCAAACAGAGTCAGACAACGGACAACCTCTTTACTACGGAGATTATGACTATGATCACTGGGCTCTTGCTCCAATTCCAGACGATGATTACTCGTTGCAAATTATTTATTACAGCCGCATTCAGCCGCTTGACATCACGAATCAAGAAAATCTTTTAACACGCGAGGCCCCTCAGGCTTTGCTGTACGGCACCTTGCTTCAGGCACAGGGCTTTATTAAGAACGCGGACAAGCTTGCAATGTGGAAGGGCTACTACGACGAGGCCATTAACGCACTCAAAGGTGAAGATCAGAAACGCATGATCGACCGCAACGCAACAAGACAGGAACCTTAAATGCCTACATTCACCTCCCCGTTTACCGGGAACGTAATCCAACCAACGGACGTAAGTTACGAGGCAATTGCGCTATCAGGCACGGTACAGCTTTATTGGCCACAGTACGTCAGCACCGCGGGTCAGCAGGTAAGCGCCCGTATCATTGACGTTGTGTCCGCCGCCGGTGGTATTCTCCTGTTGCCAAACGCACAACAGGCCTCTGTTGGCGAAGACATTCTGTTCCGCAACCAAGGCGCTAACGCGTTCACAGTGTCCCGCTCAGACGGCACTGGCTCGTTCACCGTGCCCGTGGGTCAGGCTTACTACACGTACCTGACAGACAACACCACAGCAGTGGGTGTGTGGGGTGTTGTGGCGTTCGGTGTAGGCACATCCTTTGCAGACGCCGCCACACTGGCAGGAAACAGCACAGCGGCCATTCTAGGCAAGCTAGAGACAACGATCGTTACCAACGAGTACTCCTCGTCTATCACCCTTTCTGACACGTCTCGCGCGCAGTGTTTTGTGTGGACCGGCGGTGCGGGCTCGACCACGTTGCCTGCTGTGCCCTCGTTGTCTGAGGGCTGGTATATCTTGGTGCGTAACAACGGCACCGGCACGTTGACAATCAACACCGCGTCTGCAGGTTCAACAATCGACGGACTGGCCAGTTTGGCCCTCCCCCTCGGTGACTCGTGCTTTATCTGCGTGAACCAAGACCCTGCCAAACAAGACTTTTTTACAGTTGGACGATCACGCCCTAACAGTTTGACGTTCTCTTCTGCCACGTACGACGTTGACGTGGTGGCCGGCGCCACACTGAGCCTGATCACCAACACGCCAATTATTCAGCGCTACACAGCCCTGAGTGGCTCTCGCACAACCAGCCTGTTGGTCCAGTTGCCTGCCGTTACTCAGGTGTACTACCTGCTCAACGACACCAACCAAAGCGGCTACAACGTGACTTTCCAAGTGCAGGGTAGCGCACAGCCTCCTTACTCTTTGCCAACTTCTACGCAGGTTATTGTACTGAGCGATGGTACTAACCTGTACCCATTGATTCAAACCAACATTGGTCAGTACTTAGCCAACCGCGGCACCGCGGCTTCTCCGGCTTTCACGTTTACGCTTGACCCCGTGACGGGCATGTACTCACCCAACAACGGCCAACTGGGCTTTGCTGTTGCGGGCACCAACATTGCCACACTAGACGCAACGGCCGGCGTGGGCAACTACGTGTCCCGTTTTGTGGGGCGCGTGCAGGCTGACCTGATCTCTGGTGGGGCGTTCTAATGGCGACTGAACCGCCCAAAATCTTCACCCTTCTTGTGAAGCCCGGCATCAAGCGGGACGGCACACGCTTCGAGGCTGATGAGTACAACGACGGCAAGTGGGCAAGGTTTCAGCGTGGTAAGGCAAAGAAGATTGGCGGCTACCGCCAAATGTTTGCCTCCCCCACCGGTGTCCCCCGTGGAATGATCACCAACTCACTGAACGGCGTTAACTACATCTACGCGGGCAACTACAGGGGCGTTGAGGTGTTCAACACCGGCACCGACCAAGGTGTTGGTGTGGGCCCGTTTCCTATCGAATTCAACAAGACCTACGTGGTGGTTCAGGTCAACGTATCACCCATGACGATCCACGTCAAAGGCAACCATGTTGCTGTGTTCCCAAACCCCACAACATTCTGGGCGTACAACACATCTGGTGTTCGTACAAACTACACAACCAACACAACGCCAACGTACCATTCGTCAGGCGATTACACACAACTTCACCTAGTAGCAATCACAGGAATGCCAACCGCGGTACCGTTTGAAATTTACAAGACGCAAGTTTTCCCTGCAAGCAACCAACACCTGTGGCAGTTTGACATTGCGTACGACTCAACAGGCACAGGCAACTCTAAGCTGTTAGCCCACCCGGGGCACAACCTAGACAATATTGACTCTGGTGTTAACACGTCTCTTTACGCCGGTAATTTTTTGCCAGACCCCACCACAAACAGGTACATTCTGACCGAGGTGGTTGACTCCACTGGCACAACACCAACGTACCTACCAATTGACGCCAGTGGTGGCGTTGTGGTACTACACCCGTTTGTGTTTGTGTACGGCAACTTTGGTTTGTTACGAAACAACAACGTCATCTTTAACTCGTCCACAGCCAACGTGCAAACGTTCAGTGACTGGAACGGCACACTGGCCAACGAGGTGAACGTGACGGCCGGCAAGATCGTGCGTGGCTTCCCCATTCGTGGTGGTACGTCATCACCCTCTGGTCTCTTCTGGGCCACAGACTCTTTGGTGCGTGTGTCCTTCACAGGCACGGCGCCATACTACTGGCGCTACGACACGGTGTCTAACCAAACGTCTATTATGTCGTCTAGCTCCGTGGTGGAGATGGACGGCACGTTCTTTTGGATGGGTGTTGACCGGTTCTATCTGTACAACGGCGGCGTTAAAGTTTTGCCCAACGACAAGAACGTTAACTACCTGTTTGACAACATTAACTTTACAGCCCGTCAAAAGGTGTGGGCAACCAAGGTCCCCCGCTACAACGAGATCTGGTTCTTCTACCCACGTGGCACAGCAACAGAGTGCACAGACTGCATTATCTTTAACGTTAAGGATAATATCTGGTACGACGCAGGCCAAGCTGAAGGCGCGCGCAGGTCTTGTGGTTATGTGACCGAGGTGTTCCCCCGCCCTGTTTGGGCAGGTTGGGACTTCACCGGCCAACTGGGTGTAACCTACACACTGACCTACGGCCCAAACCGTGCCACGTCACCTGTCACAACCGCGTACCAAGTGATTGCCCCGGGTGACCTGACAACCAACCCGGCCGGCAGTTTCATGGTGTTTAACACGCAGATCGGTGAGACCTTTGCGTCAGCCAACCAGATCACCGCCGCAACGTTTACAAACAACTCTTCTGGTGGCTACACCACACTGACGTTTGCTGACATTGTGCCAGTCTCGGTGGTTGCGGGCAGTACCATGTCGCAAGCTACTGGTGGTTATGTAATCTGGGAGCAAGAGTTCGGTAAGAACAAGGTTACGGCCACAGAAGAGATTGCCATCGACTCGTTTGTAGAAACCTGCGACATTAGTTGGGTGGGCGGCACGCCCGCTTCAGACGAAGCCATGGGTGTCAACCGACGCATGCACCTGACCCGTATTGAGCCAGACTTTAAACAGGTTGGTGACATGGAACTTACCATCGTTGGTAGGCCTTTTGCCAACGACGGCGTGGAAGAGAAAGGTCCTTTCACCTACACGCCCACGTCAGGCAAAGTTGACCTGCGCGTGGAATCGCGTCTTGTCAGTTTGCGCTGGCGCAGTAACGTTATTGACGGGGATTACGAGGCCGGTAGGACGCTAATTACCGCCGAGTTCGGCGACGAACGGCCCTAAATGATAATCGAATTCTTGCCTGAGTACAGCACTTGGGAAGACTGGAACGGGAACTTAATTCACTACTTTGGTGAACAGCAGTTCCCGTACTTGCCTGAAGACCAGTGGCTTGAAGTAGCCCAAGCGGTCACGGTCAATCCTGTGTTTGATAAATACGCTGTGCCTAACCCAGAGATGTTTGAAAGATGGCAAGACTGGGCCAACAACCTGATTGTCGCAGTCAACGGCAACGGGGCATAAACACCTCAAATTATGGGTAATTCTCTATAGGAATACCCAACCAACAACGCACACAATATGGCACTTCAAGGATCATACCGAACAGCTTTTGAAGACACAGGAGATGACTTCGGTGGATTGTCGTCTTTGGGTGTGGGATCAGGCGCCCCAACAGTTTTGAGCGACGAACAGTTGTTCCAACAGACGGGAAGTTGGGAAGCGGCCGCGGCGTTGCGGGACGAGCAGAATAACGCATTAAACGCGTACAACTGGTCACAGGCCGCGCCTACTGGCGGGCTTAACTTAGCAAATGAGCCCGGGGCGGCGGTAACTGTAGCGGCGCCAACTACAACAGCAACAGTTGCAGACACCTCGTCAAACGCGGGCAACGTGCTGTCAGGCAACATCCTTGCTGGCGCAAGCTGGAACAGCACAAACAACACCCTTGCAGACCAGCTTACGGCCGCAACGGGGCAAAATACACTTAACACCGCTGTAGGCGGCGCAACAACAGCCGACACACTGAACCAACTCAATACATTTATTGGCTCTGGTGGGTCGTTTGCTCCCGGCGCAACTGTGTTCTTGCAGACCGGCGGCGTGGACATGTTGCAGGGTGTCGACCAAAACACCATAGCAAACAATATTAACCAGATTGTTTCAACCCTTGGTAACCAAGGCGTTAACGTTGTGTTGACTGGGTCTCCACAAGTTTCGTCAATGAACGACGTTACGTCTGGTAACTTTGGCACAAACGTTGCGTCTTTCTACAACGACATCGCCGCAAACAACCCCAACGTCTCCCTTGTTAATTCAATGGGCAGTATTTTGCAAGACAAGTCGCTGTTGCGTGATGTCTTGCACACCAACGCGGCCGGCGAACAGGTTTACAACCAGTCTGTTATTGACGCGTACAACAGACTGGTAAACAGCGGTGTTGATACAAACACAGCGGCAACCGTTGCTGTACAGCAAGCGGGTGCAGGCGCACCTGCAGGGGGCCTTCCTGCAACAACTCCGGCAGACACAACCACATCATCTTTTGGTGGTCAAAATTACACACTGAACAACGCAGACATTAACAGTGTGTACAACCAAATTGTTGGTCAGAACACAATGGGACAATGGACCGGCGAGGGCTTTGGTTCCGCAGAAGCCAACGCACGCAAAATGGCCGAGAACTTGGTGGCCTCTGGTGTTACAGACATCAACCAGATTGGCCAAAAAACAATTACAACCCCCGCGTCTTCTTATGAGACTGAGCAGGGAACTGTATATGTTCCTGAAAGCACCCAGACAGTTTTAATCAATAAAAACACGGGTCAACAATTAGTCAACGACTACGGCGAGCGTGGCGGTGTTGGCAACGCGTTCTCCGGCACGTACACCGGCGAAGGCAACACAGCGTACAACGTTGGTTTTGACGCGCAGGGTAAGCCTATTCTGTATACCTCAGGCGCGTCCAGTGCAGACGACCTGAGTGACTTGCAGATGATCTTGTCTGCCGCGTCGTTTATTCCCGGCGTGGCGCCGTTTGCACAGGCCGCTAACGCCGCTATATCAGCGGGACAAGGTAACTGGACAGGCGCCGCACTTGGCGCGCTTGGCGCCGCTGGGTCCGCTGGTTTTACCGACATTGGTGGCATTCCAATCAACGACGCTAAAAACTTTGTTGGTGGTTTGAACGCGATTCAAACAGGCAACGTGGCGGGGCTTTTAAACTCTGCGGCTGGCTACGCTGGCGCTAGTTTGCCCGCAGAGGTTCGCACTGGTTTAACCATAGCCAACGCGGCCAACGCGTTTGCTAACAAAGATTTTGCAGGTTTAGCAGACGCCGCGGCCTCATTGACTGGTAGCAGTGACGCCAAGCTTGCCTCGTCGGCTTTGCGCGTGACACAGGCGTTTGACCAGTTTAATAAAACCGGCGACCCAACCGCGTTGATGAGCGCCGCGTCGGCGTTTAACAACGCGGCCAACGCGGCCAACACAAGCAACACCGCGTTCACGGCGTTTAAAGACGTGATTGCGGCTGGTGGTACACCAGAGGACGCGCTGGCCGCGTCTAACCAGTTTGACACAGCATTGGCAGGTGTTACACCAACAACGCTTACACAAGACCTACCTGTTTCTGCAGAAGCAGAAGACATTATTTCGCAAGTAGCCAGTGTCCAACCAGACCAACTTGCGTTTGCTGGCGCAGTGCCTGCGCTTGGTAGTGCCGCCGCCGCACAGACAACCGCCTTGATGCAACGACTGGCCGCAACACCCGCGGGTCAAACGGCCTTGCGTGAGGCCGCCATTGCAAGCACAAAGGTGCGTGATGCACTAATTGCCACCGGTATTTTTGGAAGCGCAGGCGTTGCGTCGTTCTTGCAGGGTGCTTCTTTGGTGCCTGAGAAACTGAACACACAAACAAGCACACAAAACAGCGATCTGGTAAACCAGATCCCAACTGGCTACACACCACGAACACAAACTTCAACTGTTACAACAACGCCCGGTGTGACTGACGCGGGCGAGATGACTGTCACTGCAACAAGGCCTGTTAACATTGACGTACTAGAAGGTTTGACCAACACAGGCTTAACAGGCGATCAATACAATGAAGCAGGTGAGTTGTTGATTGGTGGTGAGGTATACACCCCCGGCTCTGCAACAGACCAAGTGTCCGCGGAAGTTGCTGGTGTGGCACAACGTTTGAACATTTCAAACGCCGAAGCTTTGGCAATGCAACAAACAAACCCCAGTTTGTTTCAGCAGTACAATCTTTACAATAGTGATGGAGTCTTTACACCTGCCAATGAAGAGACAATGCGTTCTACTGATTTGATTCAGGGTGTCGCAGGTGGTGCAGACGACAACATTGTGATTAGTACCGGATCCAATGCAACTGGTGCGAAAACACCTGCTCCTGCACCTGCTCCTGCTCCTGCTCCTGCACCTGCTCCTGCACCTGCACCTGCACCTGCACCTGCACCTGCACCTGCTCCTGCACCTGCTCCTGCACCTGCTCCTGCACCTGCTCCTGCACCTGCTCCTGCACCTGCTCCTGCACCTGCTCCTGCACCTGCTCCTGCTCCTGCTCCTGCACCTGCTCCTGCACCTGCTCCTGCACCTGCACCTGCACCTGCACCTGCACCTGCACCTGCACCTGCACCTGCTCCTGCACCTGCTCCTGCACCTGCACCTGCACCTGCTCCTGCACCTGCTCCTGCTCCTGCTCCTGCTCCTGCTCCTGCTCCTGCACCGGCCCCTGCACCTGCACCTGCACCTGCTCCTGCTCCTGCTCCTGCTCCTGCACCGGCCCCTGCACCGGCCCCTGCACCTGCACCTGCACCTGCTCCTGCACCGGCCCCTGCACCTGCTCCTGCACCTGCACCTGCACCTGCACCGGCTCCTGCACCTGCACCTGCACCTGCTCCTGCACCTGCACCGGCTCCTGCACCGGCTCCTGCACCTGCACCGGCTCCTGCACCTGCACCGGCTCCTGCACCTGCACCGGCTCCTGCACCTGCACCTGCACCGGCCCCTGCTCCTTCGCCAACGCCAACGCCAACGCCAACGCCAACGCCAACGCCAACGCCAACGCCAACGCCAACGCCAACGCCAACGCCAACGCCAACGCCAACGCCAACGCCAA